AGCGCAAGACATGGCAGCTTCCTTGTCTGTTTTACCAGAGCTTTCAGAAATGCATTTGGCCATGAATTTCTGATAGGAAGCTTTTTCCTTATCGCTCATCTTTTTTTCAGCAATAGAGATTTCGATTGTTGAACCGTTGATGGTAACGGTTTTTTCGAGAGGAATGGGAACTTCGTTAGGACTCATGGATGCGGCTATGGTGTAGAATGGCTGCTGAATAAAAATCTAATTTGTAACTTGCGGCAATCTCAGAAACTTCATCAAGAAGTCCCAACGACTCTATTGCATTAAAATCTTTTACACATTCCAAGGCTTTATTTTCCCAATCATTTTTTTCATGAGCGCAAATTACTTTTTGGCAAAGCTCTTCAATGGCATTGATTTGCTGCTTGGAGAGTTTTTTGACACCCATGTTTTCTTTAGCTTTGGCTTTAATATTGCTTTCAAAAGCCTCAATTTGATAAACCAGTTCTTGAATATTTTTGCGAGAAAAATTTGCCTCTGTGATGGCTCCTTGTGGACGACCAGCAGATTTAGGAGTCTGATTGGTTTCTCCATCAGCGCTAGGAATCACTGGAACGCCGCCGACGAGCGGATTGTAATAGCCTTTTTCACGATCATCAACAAAAGTCTGTTGGGCAGGAGCAATCTCTTCGGCTTGTGGAAATCTACCAGTGTTAAACACTGTAAGACCTTGTTGTGGAGTAATAACTCCAAGTTCCATGAGGCGTGTGGTGACGCGAAGAAGCTGAGTATTGTCTTTAAAGTCAATTTCTTTAAAACGCGCTTCGGGATAAGAGCGGAAACCAAGAGCTTTTGCAATTCTCTTGATTTCTGGTTGCAGAAATTCATTTAAAAACGCTTGTCTGCTTTCCTTCAATCGGTCAACAAACATATCAATTTTGGTAGCAATATTGCCATACTTATCATCTCCAAAGAAGATGTTTTGCAAGCCTTGTTCAATATCTTTGTTTAGTGTTTCATACTTGGCTGGCCCAAGAACTTTATTAAGGTCTGGAATAACGAACTCAGCTTTTGTTGTATAGTCTGAGATGAGCACTCTTCCAACGGATTCGTTTCGGAAGAGGTCTTGCATCGCTTTGAGGTTGTGATGGTTGATTCCTCCTTTGTCGGGAGGTGCGCCCATTGTGATAAGTAGTATGACATTCTCAACGGTTCGCGTAATTGCTTGATCCATTTTCTTGAGTTCAAGCTTGGCATTGATGTCTTGAAGAACAGGAAAACCAAAAGGAATAGCGAAAGGTTCATAATCTTGTTTTTTATAGAATGAGAAATGTAGTTTTTCTGGGTTTATTTTAATTTTTAATCCATTTTTGGCAAAACCTCCCTTGTTAATATTTTTGCGATCTTCCTCGGAAAAAGAATTTAGCAATTCCATGTCTTCTTCGCTTTGTGGATGGCGTAATCTTTCCAAGTCATATTCGGAAAGCACTTTTTCATAACTTGTTGCGTTAAAAGTGGTTACTCGCTTGGCAACAATATCAAACGGGTTTAAAAGAATATACTTGAGCGGGATTTTATTTTCCACAACTCCGCCCTCGGCGGCATACATTGTGGAAAGCTTTTTAAAATCTTCCAAGTCAAATTTACCATCAAGTCTGTAAATAAAAATATTACCGCTGCGATAGTATTCGCGGAAAAACTGATCTTTTAAATCCCACACGCGGATTTTGCGCATCCAGCGGTAAAAGAAGTCTCTAGATTTTTCAGTGCCGCCCTCAAAAAAGATTTCGCCATTCGAGAACTCCGACATTAAATCAATAGCATTACGGAAAATAGGAACATTAGCATAAGCTTTCTGGCAAAGCTCAATTGCTTCACGAATATAAACACCATCGTTGGAAAAACTGTATGGCAACATGCCAGCGCGAATGCTGCTGTAGCGATCAAAAACTGGAGCGAGCGCAGCGCGATTAACTCTGGAAGAAGTTGCCTCTGTTCGGGTCAAACCCTCTCTTGAAGCCTTGGCAAATTGAATGGTTGAAGCATCCGATGTGTAAAAAGGTTCTCCAGCCAAAACAGGATCAATGTTCGCATTAATTGTTGATTGAAAGTTTGGAATGGACTTTTGATCAAACTTTTTCCAATATTCGGATTTCTTATTATAGGGGCGTCGAGACATTAATTTATATTACACGCAATTCTTCAAAATCCTACTTTGAAAGTTACTTTAAACAAAAAACGGAACAAATGTTGCTTCTGTATCGTCAGCTTGGAAATTCATCATGTCAAAATAAGTCTGAACCATCCAATTGCCCAAAACCAATGCAGAATAAGAGTCGCGACGAGCTTTATCTGCGCCGTTTTGTCTTTTTAGATTTTGCGGCAAGTCAAAGGATTGAGTACCTTGAGATGTTGTGGATACTTGAATGAGCGCGCATTGAGCTTTCGTGAGATCAATCATATCTTTTTGATGCTCAATGAAATCAATCATTTTGGCCGCTGCGTTCTTCTCGTCTGCATCTGCCACTCTCAAAAATTTGATTTGATCAATGGGAATGCTTTTGCCTCTTTGACGTTGATAATCGTCATTGATTGCGCTACCAGCAAACCATATCTTTTTATGGTCGAAAGAAGATTGCAGCAATTCGTTTGCAAATCGAATCCATTGTGAAGTAGGGCGGCGAAGGTGACAGATTTTTTTAGCCGTTATATTGTATTGATTCCTAGCTTCCTTTAAGGAACCATTATAGTTTTGCACATCATCAAAATCAGCATCAAAACAATCAATCTTTAAATTATTGGTTTTGAACAAGTCGCTCTCATTGCAAGCATTTAAAAATTGAACGCCGCCATTATAGTCACCAACTATGCAAACAATATTGAAGTTAGTCAAGAGATAATAAAAATAAAAAATATGATCTTTGAGTCTTGTGCCTGAAATCGCATAACTATGAACAACTGTTCCCGTGCGTTTTTCTTTATTCAATTTGATCACATGCATACCAAAGTCGTCAGAGCTTTCGCTTTCCGACCAAGAAGGGTCAAAAGATAAAATATATTCATCATTTGGTTCTCCAGCAACTTCCACACACTGTCCTTGACCATCTTCAATTGTGCAAGCTGCCATTTTACTCACTTTAAAGTATCCGCTTGAATCATCAGTGAATATGGAACCAAACTCTCGATCAAACTGAGACTGGCTCATGGTTGATTTTGCTTGCTGAATCAAAGATTGGTCATACAATTGTGTTGGGGCGCAATCGTAACTTAAATGCATGATGACTCGGTGCGCAACGTCGCTTTTCTCAGGATTGAGAATTAAGTGTTCATATTGCTGATATAATTTATATAAATACTCGAATTTATAAGAAGCAGAAGAGAGTCCAATGATTTTATTATTTGGCCATTGAGTTCTTTCATCTTCAGTCATCTTTCCCGCTTCAATCATTTGCGTTTCCAAGTTATAGATTTCTTGGCGCTCTGTGGGATTTTCCACGACAGAAAGGAACGGCACAATAACTTCATTATAGATTCTTTCGGGCATGAGCAAAAACTCATCAATAATCATTCTTTGGAAGCGAAAGCCGCGAAGCTTTTCGCCATCGCCAAGAGGCAGCGCAGTGATTTTGCTTCTGCCGATTTCCATAACCCATTGATCGTTGGTTTTAGAAACTCTTGTAACTGCCTCTGCAAACATAGAGGCTTTTGGCGTTTTCATAATGTCTTCAATTTTATTGAAGATCATGCGGCTTTGACGAAAGCTTTTGGAAATGATGCCAATATGCACTCCTTGGTGCAGAACAGCGTCTAAAGCAGCAAACAAGCCAGTTGTGAAGCTTTTACTCTGACCACGGCTCCACACGCCCAAAAAGTAATCTGTAAGCATCATGGCTTTGATTGCCATGTGCTGAAACGGAAAGAGTTTAATGCCTGTTAGCAATTCACAAGTAAAAGAAGGGTTCTCTTTTAAGAATTTATATAAAAGAATTTTGGCCTCTCTTTCTTCCAAGAAATCTTTGGAATCAAGAATCTCTTGATTAATATTCAAAAAGTGTTTGCGCCTTTTTTGATTTCCTTCAATCCAAGCCATTTAATAATCCTCCGTTAATATAAAATTGCAAGTCCACGTTCCAAAGTTTTTTACCATGAACCAGAAGCAATGGAATCAGTTTTTCACTATTTTTTCTGTTGCTAGTCATGATGAATTGACAGCAATCTCTAAATTCTATTTGCAAAGCTCTCATATTATGGTAGATGTAAGCAAGATTGCTTTTATGAGAGTTTTTGCCATTATTTTTTTCGATTTGTTGAAAATCGCTTTCAACCACCACAAAGATGTAAGATTCCTGCTCACGCGCACGCGAGAGTTCTCGCTTGAATCTTTCCAAATTCTCTTCGCTAAGGGTAGATTTAAAATCCGATTCTGATTTCCTATCCACAAAAGTATAATTAAAATACTTTGGCTCAACACCATAATCGCCCAAATCCAGCTTCATCACTTCTTGATTGGGAAAAGAAAGCGGTTGCTGCTCTCGCGTATCAATAAAAATTTTTGGATTTGGATTGGCCAAACATTCCTTGGGAAACTTGCCGCTAAACATTAATTTTGAGCCGCAGCTTTCTGCTGCTGCGGAGTAGCTGCCAAAAAACTTTTTAAAAACCGAAATTTTTGGCGCACCATAACTGTTCAATATAACTTCACACGGAGCTAAACCCTCTTTTGATTTGGAGCATAGCATGTCTAATAAGATCATGCAAGTTCCCAAATCTTTTGGATACTGTTTATTAAAAAACTCATCCTGATTCTCACTATTGAGAAAGTAAGTTTGAAAATACTGCTCTTTGTTTTTAAAAGGCAGCAAATCTCCAGTGAGCAAGTCTTTGCGCCTAAAATGCTTTACATAATAATCATGCAAGAACATATCATGCTTTTTAATGTGAGCATGAAGACTGCGTTCGCTATCGAACTCTTGTTGACATTCTAAACAATTAAATGACATCTTCTTTACTAATTCCCAGGACACGCGCTTTCCACTCTCCC